GGTATTACGGATTTTGCGGTTGTATGTGATGCAACGAACAACACTGGCGCAATTATAGATTCCAATCAGTTTGTAGCTGATATCTACATTAAGCCAGCACGTTCTATTAACTTCATTACATTGAACTTTATCGCTACTCGTACCGGCGTTGAATTCTCAGAAATTGTCGGACAATAGGAGATATAAAGAATGGCTATTTTAGGCGTAGATGACTTTAAGTCAAAATTAACAGGTGGTGGTGCTCGTTCAAACCTATTTAAGGTTGAGATGGGTTGGCCAGCTGGAATCTCAGCGGGTGCTGCTGAATCAGAAATTGGTGGATTCCTTATTAAAGGTGCTGCACTACCTGGTTCAACTATCAATCCTATTACAGTTCCTTTTCGAGGACGTCAACTCCAGATTGCTGGAGATCGTACTTTCGAGGCTTGGACAATCACTGTAATTAACGATACAAACTTTGTATTACGTAATGCATTTGAAGAGTGGATGAATCTCATCAACAATCATAATGCAAACACTGGTGCTACTGATCCATCTGAGTACTTTGCAGATGCATCTGTATATCAGTTAGACAAAAATGGTGAGAACCTTAAGGGTTATACATTCCGAGGCTTATGGCCAACGACTCTATCATCAATTGAGGTATCTTACGATTCAGAAGGTATTGAGGAGTTCACTGTTGAGCTTCAGGTCCAGTACTGGGAATCAGATACAACATCTTAAAGGCCATATAGATAATAGTAGGAGGGGAGTTTTTCTCCCCTCTTATTATTCATTGGAGAAAAGAAATTGGCAGAATTATTTGGTTTCGAGCTTAAGCGTAAAGAGCAGGATAAAGGAGATGCAAAGAGAAAATCCTTTGTTGCTCCTCTTGAAGATGATGGTTCTAGTTACGTCCAAGCTGCTGGCGGTCACTTTGGTCAGTACGTAGACCTTGATGGTGGGCAAGCATCGAATGAAGCTGATCAAATTCGACGTTACAGAGAGACTGCGTCACAGCCAGAATGTGATGCTGCAATTGAAGATATTATTAATGAAGCTATTGTATCTGACTCTAGCTCAGCTCCGGTTGATTTAATTACAGATGATCTGGATCAGCCTGATAATATTAAAAAGCTTATTCGCGAAGAATTTGAATCTATTGTAGAATTACTGCAATTTAATCATTATGGACACGAAATCTTTCGACGGTGGTATGTTGATGGGCGTCTATTTTATCATCTTATTGTCGATGAGAAAAACCCTAAGAAAGGCATATTAGAAGTTAGACCTATTGACCCTACTAAGATTCGTAAGGTTAAGGAGATAGAAAAAGAAAAAGATCCTGCTACTGGTGCTGAGGTAGTTAAAAAGGTAGACGAATATTACCTATACCAAGATACAGCACTTGTTAAAAGTAATCAGGGTGTTAAGATTTCTAAAGACGCAATCCAATATACTACTTCTGGATTGCTAGACCCATCACGCACTAAGGTACTTTCATACCTACAAAAGGCTATTAAGCCTGTAAACCAATTGCGTATGATGGAAGACTCATTGGTAATCTACCGATTATCAAGAGCGCCAGAACGTCGTATATTCTATATCGACGTAGGTAACTTACCTAAGGGTAAAGCAGAGGAATACCTCAAGAACATTATGAACAGCTATCGTAATAAGCTGGTCTATGATGCAAATACCGGTGAGTGGTCTATGATGCAAATACCGGTGAGGTAAAAGACGATCGTAAGCATATGTCTATGCTAGAAGATTTCTGGCTCCCGCGTCGTGAAGGTGGTAGAGGCACGGAAATTACTACTCTTCCTGGCGGAGAAAATCTTGGTCAGATTGATGATATTATTTACTTCCAAAAGAAACTATATAAGTCGTTGAATGTACCGGTTAATCGACTGGATCAAGAGTCCCAGTTCTCTCTAGGACGATCTACGGAAATCTCAAGGGATGAGGTTAAGTTTCAAAAGTTCGTTAATCGACTCCGTAAGAAGTTCTCGTGGTTATTTCTTGACCTGCTTAAGATGCAGTTAGTACTAAAAGGTATTATAACTGAAGCAGACTGGAGAGTAATTCGTGAGCAAATCGTAGTAGACTATATAAGGGATTCACACTTCTCTGAGCTTAAAGAAGCTGAGGTTATGCGTGAGCGATTGGGTATGTTAACTGAATTAGATCAATATGTAGGTACGTACTTCTCTGTAGAATGGGTACGCAAGAATGTTCTTATGCAGTCTGATGAAGACATCGAACAGATGAAAGAGCAAATGCAGGCCGAAAGAGATTCTGGTGAAATCCCAGACGAAGACGATCTTTAAGACCTTAATTTGTATAAATATAGTATAAGGAATAGATTATGAGTGATATTAACGATTTTATTAATGCTTTAGACAGTGGAGATATAGCAGGAGCAAATAGTATGTTTGCATCTGCAATGAATTCTAGAATTGGTACCGCATTAAATACGAAAAAAGTAGAAATGGCTAACCGTGTTTATAATGGTGCTTCAGAAGACTTAGGACAAGAAGATGCTAACATTCAAGACTCTGAGATCGAATCTGACTGAGGCAGCTGGTAAAACAGTTAAGACCTTAAAAGTTGGTAAGAAATCAAAAGCTATTATCTCCAAAGCAGGTTCTAAGTATGCAGTCCATATTGATGGGGAATTACTAGACGATAATTATAAGTCTGCAGAAGAAGCAGAGAAATCAGCTAAAGAATTTGCTGACCTCATGGGAGCATAAATGAAGCTTATAACAGAACATTTAGAATCAAACTTAGAGTATATTGTAGAAGCTAAGGATGGCAAAAAGAACGTTGTCATCGAAGGCATCTTTATGCAAGCTGAGTCTAAGAACCGTAACGGTAGGATCTATCCACGTGATGTGATGGAAACTGCCGTTAATAAATATGTAACAGAACAAGTTGCTACTGGTCGTGCAGTTGGTGAGTTAAATCATCCTGACGGTCCTTCTATCAACTTGGATAAAGTTTCGCATCGCATTACCGAGCTCAAATGGGACGGGAATAATGTGATAGGAAAAGCACTCGTATTAGATACTCCTATGGGTCAAATCGTTAAAGGTTTGGTTGAAGGTGGTGTTCAATTGGGTGTTTCTAGTCGTGGTATGGGTACACTTGTGCAACGGAATGGAGTAAACACTGTAGGTAGGGACTTTGTTCTTGCTACTGTGGATATTGTCCAAGACCCCTCAGCTCCTGAAGCCTTTGTTAATGGGATTATGGAAGGTGTTGAATGGATCTGGGATAATGGCATATTCAAAGCGCAGGATGTTGAAAAATATGAGACTGAAATTAAAAAAGCATCTTCTCTTAACTTGGCAGAAGCTCAGTTAAGGGTATGGTCGGATTTCCTCTCAAAACTTTAACTCTAGATTATTAGGAGTAACAAAATGTCTGAAGAGACCAAAATAGAAGATATGGATCTCGTTGAAGACGTAACTGAAGTACAGCTCCATGATGAAGCCCTCGTTGAAGACGTTGAAGTTGAGACCGAGGAAGCTATCGTGGAAGATGCTGAAGAAATTGTTGCAGAAGACGTAACTGAAGAATTAGTAGCTGAAGAAGCTATTGAAGAAGCAGCTACAGCCGAAGCACCTAAGACTAAGGCAGGCATTATTAATGCCATGTACAAAGAAATGTCTAAAATGAATAAAGGCGACCTAATGGCTGCGTTTGATCAAATGACTGCCAAGGACGACGAAGTAGAAGAAGACGACGCAGAAGACGATGAAGATATGGAAGAAACTAAGGGTAAAGTTAAGGAGTCCTATGACTTCCAAGCTGACTTAAAAGCTCTTGTATCATCTGATGATCTTTCTGAGGAATTCCAGGGTAAAGCAGCTATAATCTTTGAAGCAGCTGTTAAAACTAAAGTAGCTGGCGAGATCGATCGTCTAGAGGCAGAGTATACTCAGTCACTAGAAGAAGAGACTGCTTCTGTTAAGTCTGAGCTCGTAGAAAAGGTAGATGGTTACCTTAACTATGTTGTTGAGAACTGGATGGAAGAGAATCGTGTTGCTATTGAAACTGGCCTTCGTGCTGAAATCGCTGAATCGTTTATGGGTGCGCTTAAAGGTGTATTTGTTGAGCATTACATCGATGTTCCAGAATCTAAGATTGACTTGGTTGATGACCTAGCTGATCAGGTTGTGGAGCTAGAAGAAGCTCTTACAAAAGAAACTGAGGCAAACATTCGTCTGAATGAGTCTATCCAAAAATTCCAACGATCAGAAATTATTGCAGAATCAACTAAAGATTTGGCAGCTACAGAAGTTGAAAAACTGAAAGAGCTCGTTGAAGATGTAGATTTTGAAGATATAGATACTTTCACAAAGAAGGTAGCTACATTGAAAGAATCTTATTTTGCAAAACCGATTGTAACAAACCAAGAAGAAGAGCTACAAGAAGAGACTAACCAGGTGAATGAACTATCTGGCTCTATGGCGCTTTATTCATCCGCTATTACAAAAACTTTAAAAAAGTAACACTAGGAGTAACACATGTTTAACGCAGAAGACGCAATCCGAAAGTGGAGCCCGATTCTCGAGCACGCTGACATCCCCGCCATTGGCGATAACTACAAGAAGCACGTAACAGCTGTTCTTCTTGAGAACCAAGAAAAAGCTCTTAGAGAAGAGCGCAACGCAATGGGTTTCATGACTGAAACTGCTGCTAACTCTACTGGCGCTGGCGTTGCTAACTGGGACCCAGTCCTTATTAGCCTCGTTCGTCGTTCAATGCCTAACCTTATGGCTTATGACGTAGCTGGTGTACAGCCTATGACTGGTCCTACTGGTTTGATCTTTGCTATGAAGAGCCGCTACACTTCAAAAGCTGGTGCAGAAGCACTTCAGGGCGAAGCTAACACTGGCTTCTCTGGTACTGGCGCAAACGGTGGTGATTCTTCATCTGTTGCTGGTACTACTGGCACTGATACTACTCCTGCTGATGGCGTAGAAGATTCATTCGACTTTGGTACTGGTCTTGCACTCGCAGACGGTGAAGCTCTTGGCAACACTGGTTCTGCTCTTGCACAGATGGCTTTCTCAATCGACAAGACTAGCGTAACTGCTAAGACTCGTGCATTGAAAGCTGAGTACACAATGGAATTGGCACAAGACCTCAAAGCTATCCACGGTTTGGACGCTGAGAGCGAGCTTGCTAACATCCTTTCTGCTGAGATCCTCGCTGAAATTAACCGCGAAGTTATCCGCACTATCAACGTAAAAGCTAAGCTTGGTGCTCAGACTTCTAACGTTGCAGCTGCTGGTACTTTCGACGTTAACACTGATTCAGACGGTCGTTGGTCAGTAGAGAAGTTCAAAGGTCTTATGGTTCAGATCGATCGTGAAGCTAACGCAATTGCTAAAGACACACGTCGTGGCAAAGGTAACTTCATCATCTGTTCATCAGACGTAGCTTCTGCATTGACTGCAGCTGGTATGCTTGATTACGCACCTGCCTTGGCAGTTAGCCTGAATGTTGACGATACTGGTTCAACTTTCGCAGGCGTTTTGAACGGTCGCACTAAGGTCTACATCGATCCTTACGCAACACGTGACTACGTAAACGTTGGTTACCGTGGTACTAACCCATACGACGCAGGTATCTTCTATGCACCTTACGTACCATTAACTATGGTTCGTGCAGTTGGCGAGCAAGACTTCCAGCCCC